GTTGGTCATAGATACGAGAAAAGACCGTAGAGATTACTCCTCCGTCAAAGACGGGAAGTACACTCTACTGGGAAAAGATATGGAGTACGCTGCACAAGGTTCTGAAGGACCCTTGTTTGGCGTAGCCTCCGCTATGCAAGACATATGTCTTGGTCTTAGATACGAGCGTAGGCCCGTATACATACCAAGACAAATATTTTCAGTTGGCAAGATGCCCCACAAGTGGAATACCACTAGTTGGGCTAATGCAATATGGAGTCAAACCCCCATGGTAACAAACATAACGATTGTTGCTTTGAGGGAACTTTTAGGAGAAATTCCGAAGAACCTAACAGCACTTAGGTCTGTTAAATCTTCGGAACGACATTTTGATAACGAGGCGGTGACCGAGGTTTTTGAAATCCCGGAAAACGACCCGATAAAGAATTTTATAATAGTCTCGAAGGAACAAGTGAAACTTGTTCCTCCGGGCGTATTAGACAGATTACGGGAGGGCGGCTATCTCACTACAAGTAGTGAAGTAGAAGCCCTATACCTATTCATGAAGAGATTAGAGAGCATGGACCAAAAGGTGGAATCATCCGACCTTATGGAACTTGTTCGGTCTAAAGTGACTCATATGAAGTCTTGTACCTTTGAGGAGGTACAAGTCACATGTGAGAAATTCAAAGATAAGTTCTACAAAAAACAATGGGCTATAAAGCCGCTTGTTGATGTAGACTACTATTTTACCGAAGACATCGAAGAGTTTAGAAACTCCGATCCCCGGAACGTAAACGTTCCGGGCTTCGACTTTGTCAATAGATTTAAAAAGAGACTCCGCCCCGATACGCCTAAGAGGCGTGCCGAGGAGGAGCTCTACAATTGGTTTGTGGAGTGGAGACAAAGTATTCTTAACAAAGAATACTATGAACTTCCACCCACACAATTATTAGAAGACGACCCCTTCATACTGCAAAAGTCAGCTGATGCAGATGAAGAGGTTGTAGTCATAGTTACAAATGACCGTAAATTGTGCCGATTGGTACAAAATAAGTTATTTGAAAAGACAATAATGAGGATCAGTCTTGAAAACTGGTTGCAATTAGACGCTGACGAACAGTCAGTTCTAAGAGCCCTCAAAGATGATTTAAAGGTAGATCCAATCCTCTTCGTAGACGAAGGGAGCCTGGACACCTTTTTATGGAAAACTGACATCGATCCGAACGTCTACCCAGGGTGGAACGATCGGATCGAAGCAAAGAAAGTTAGGACGCAGGCAGACATCTACGATGTCTACCAGCCTCCTATTAAAATAGATTCGAACACGGTTTATAACTTCATTGATGTTATAAACCCTGCTCGAGCAGTTAGGATACTAGGACGCAAGAGTAGGTTTTAGGTTTCGACCTTCAACCGTTGCAACTCTTGTTTAGTCCGTATCCAAGGTGCCGGTAATCACTACATGCGTACGCCTGTGGCCGGACCCCTTTTGGAGGGGTGCCGACAGACGCGTGGGTCGCAAAAC